CCCCCATTAATGCCTGGTCGAACGCTTACCCGTGGCCTCCGATCCTAACATGGTTCGCGCAAAATCTGGGTCCAATTCTGCAAGCTCGCGGCCCTGCCGTGCCAATTCTGCCGCCAGCTCCGCGTCGGTCAAATTGGAGAAGTCCCCTGGCCGCCCGGTCTCAATCTGCTGCACCGGCTCACGCTGGCCGAGGTACTGCTTGCCGAGCCACATGTTCATGGTGGCGTTCTTCTCGGCCAGGGCAAACTGCGACCGGCGCAGGGACATGAGCCCGACCAGCTTGCCCTCCTCGTGGGCCTCTTTGACGTCCGGATGCTCGGCGAACATGTACTGCAGCGTGCGCAGCGAGCAGCCGAGCACGGCCGCGCACTCCTCGGCCGTGCATTGGATCTTGCCCATCTGCCGCATCATCTGCAGCAGTTGCGGGCCATATTCGAGCTTCGGCTTCGGGCCCGGTTTGGCCCGCTCCGGTTGCTCGGTTTCCGCCGGCACGAGGGCCGTGGTGGTTGGTTTCTTAGCCATTGTCGCGTCTCCACGCCATCAGCAACTCGCGCAACATCTCAGGCCCGATGGGGAAGAATGCCACCGAGCCTCTGTCAATAGCGGTCTCGCATCGCGCCAGCAGGTCAGCCGCCACGTCCTGGGTCATGATCTTGTTGCGGGTTGCCGACTGGAACGCGTGCGAGAGAGTTGTGACGACATCGTCAGCCATGCGTGCCCCCCGTCGGCGTCATCAGCGACGCCACGCTAACCAGAAGAAGACCGAGGCCCAGGGCGCCGGCCCCGAACCACGGCACCCACGCCCAGGTCGCCGTCAGACCCAGGCCGATAATGGAAAGGCCGATCAGGGCCATCCCCACCAGAAACAGGTAATGCCGGAACTTCATGGGTCCCCTCCCGCCTCTTCACGAACACCTTGAGCGTGCGGCCGTCGTCCTGCACGGAAAAGTGGATCAGCGCGTCCATCTGCACGAACACGCGGCCCTCGTCGGTGATGACCTCGAATCGGGTCACGTCAAGCATATTGAGTTGGGCGGCCCCGGCGCAGAACCGGCAATTGACCGCCATGTAACCGTGCACGCAATAATCACTCATCCAATACCTCGCTCGGCTGCAACGCGGGCGGCATAGGCCGCGTCCTTGCGGCGAATCAGTGCCACCACTTGCTCGACGGACATGAACCTCGCGCCCATGCCCATCAAGACGTCAGCAGGGGACCATTTGATTAAACTGTCGTTAAGGGCGGCGCGGATTCTTGGGTCGAGGAGGTCGAAGGCCTCCATGTCCGTGTCGCGGCTGTAGCCGGCGAACGGGATGCCGGCCGCCGCGCCGTTGTTGCCGTGGCTCATCCCAACCTCATCATAAGTGCGCTTATGGATAGCGGTTTATTCCTCTTGACGCGCACATTGCAATAGGCAATATAGGAGCAACACAAACGCAAAGCAACGGGAGATTGCCATGGCCACCATTAACACCACCCGGATCCGCGCCGAGGTGATCCAAGAGCAACTCGACCGCATCGCCGAGTCTATCGCCGAATTTGAGCGCGAGGTCGAATGGGTCATCAACGCACCCCATGGCGGGATCGGTCGCGGCATCGAGGGCGCCAAGGCCCAACTCGCCGCCTACCACGAAATGCACGCGGCCCTGCGGACGCTACTGGCCACGTCGGGGCTCGAAACCTACAGCCACTTCACCAAAGACGGGCGCAAGGTCCGCGTAACCATCCCGAAGGATTGAGGCCATGAAGACCCGACCCATCACCACCAAAGAATACTCCCTCATCCTGGAGGGCCTAATCCGGGTTGAAGAAAACGCACGGGACATGCTCAGCACCCCAGGCTGGTCGTACCAAGCCATCGAGGCCTGCACCAACGATGCCAGAGACGCCCACGCCCTGCGCACGCTGCTCTCAAAGCTCGTGCCCAGCCAGATCATCATCGACACGGAACCGCTGCTATGAACATCCGCACCAAGTACGACCCGCCCCCGATCCCCGACCGCTCGTTTGATTGGAGCGCCATCGACGACAGCACCTATGACGGGGCGGAGGACAGCGGCACCCGCAATCAAATCGGCTACGGCCGCACGCAGGCTGAGGCCATCGCCGACCTGATGGAGATTTTGGGAGAGGACAAATGAACCACCCCCACAACATCGGTAGCCTTATCACCGTCTGCATCGGCCTGGGCGGCTGCCTCATGGGGCTCGCGCTCGATGCGCCTTACCTGCCCATTGGCGTGCTCGTCGGCTGCGGCACCGTGGACATGTGGACGATCTTCCGCAAATAAACCCCGGCACGGCAGCGTGGTTGCGTACCAGAGGGGTCGAACCGTGCCGGGGCCCACCCGCTACTTGAGCGGGTAATCGTAGTAGCCGTAGGGGTAGCCGCGCGGGCTCGCGCACCAGCCGTTGTTGCAGCCGGGCCGGCCCACCTGCTGGTGGCCGTTAACCACGACCGAGACGTTCGATGAATTGCCGCAGCAGTTCGAGGCTACGGGCGGCGGATAACCATAATCGCCGCAGGTGGGAGGAGGCGGGTAGTAATGGGCCGGTGGATAGTAGTCGTACCCATAACCGCCCGCCATTCCAGGGGTGGCCGTTGCAGTCACGATCCATGCTGCAAGTAGGAGCTTCCGCATTTGTCACTCCGGGTTAAGGCCTCCCGCAACCTATGTAGCGGGGAACCCGGAGCCTTTGAATCGGTGAGAAACCCTAAGGGAGAACAACGTTAATGGCACGCAAATGGAGCGGACGCGTCCAATGGTATGCATGGCACGCCTGGGCCAGCCCCGACCGCACGGAACTGCGCACCTCGCACGTGGAAGACTACCTTCTCGATGGGTTTGACGGCGGCAGCCTAGCCACCGAGGTGGTCTGGCAGATCGCCACCAACAACCATGCGGACAGGCGATTTGATGATGGCAGCGAGATCATCGTCGAGATCGTCGAGCCGAAGCCCGAAGGCGTTCCGTTCCACCGCGTTACAATCAAACACACGGTCGAGGTCGAGGCCAACGCGCTTTCAGAAAGCGAGGTCGAGGCGCTCGCCGCCGAGCTTAACAACCCGTTCTGAGCCCCAATAATCCCTGGACAGCGCCCATTACATTGTGCATTATGGGCGCATGCCACCGACCAAATCATCCGCGATCCGTGCCGCCATGGCCGCCAACGATTGGCGCAAGGCGATCAGCCTTGCCTCCAAGTTGCCGCGCCTCGACAAACACCGCTGCGCCATCCTCGATGCGCAAGGCGCCTATACCAACGCGCGCTTTTACGTGCAGATTGGTAAGGACCCGGCGCAACTAATAGAGGCCGGGCGCGTCGCCCTGATTGAGCGGTTTGGAACGGCTCCATGACTAGACCGGCATTGACGCCCATAGAACAGCACGGCGACATTTGGTTGAAGCGCGATGACCTGTTTGAGGTGGCCGGGGTGCGCGGCGGCAAGGTGCGCACCTGTTGGGTGCTATCGCAGGGGGCGTCCGGCCTTGTTACCGCCGGCAGCCGCGCGTCCCCGCAGGTTAACATAGTCGCCCATATTGCGCGTTGGCTTGGTTTGCCGTGTCGTGTGCATACGCCAACCGGGGCATTGTCACCCGAGGTGCGTCAAGCGCAACAATGCGGGGCGCAGGTGATCCAGCACAAGGCGGGATACAACAACGTCATCATTTCCCGCGCCCGTGACGACGCTAGGCGCCTTGGATGGGTAGAGATACCCTTTGGTATGGAATGCGCCGAGGCCGTCCGGCAAACCGCATCGCAAGTTGGCAACCTCCCCACAGACGCCAAGCGACTGGTAGTCCCGGTCGGCAGTGGAATGTCGCTAGCGGGGATTGTCACGGGATTGCGCACAATAGGCCGCGAGTTGCCGATCCTGGGCGTCCAAGTCGGGGCCGACCCTATCAAGCGCCTCAACACCTACGCGCCGAGCTGGCGCAGCATGGTCGAACTTGTGCCCTCGGGGGTCGACTATCATAAGGACGCGGCGCGCACAGAAATTGGCGCGGTATCCCTAGACCCGATTTATGAGGCTAAATGCATCCCGTTCCTACGGCCCGGCGACATTCTGTGGTGTGTAGGGATCAGGGCGACGTCGGCCTAGGCAGCAACCTCACCTAGCGCATCCGAAACGTCGACCTCGCCACAGGCCTCGGTTGCCTTCTTCGGGTCGCCCTTCACAAAGACCAACACGTTCTGGTGGGTCTTTCCAAGTTTCCGGCTGGCGGCAAACTGTTTCCCGACCCGGATCGGCAAGGACCCGACGGCGGTGACCAGGATGCACTCGTTGTAAAGCTTGGCATCGGCCCGCAGGAAGGCGTCAATCGTGTCGCTGACGAAGTTGCGATAGATGCCCTTGCCGTCCCGAAAATCCCCAACCACGAAGCAGGCGAAGCGATCAGGCTTTAGCTTGCCGACGGCCGCCGCGATAATCCCCCGGTAGGCGTCGATGAAGGCCATGTGATCCATGGTGGAGAGGTCGGCCTCTAGGTCGCTGTAAACCTCAAGGTCGCCGTAGGGTGGGCACGAGAACACGAAGTCGGCCGCCACGTCGAGCGTTGGGATTACCTCGGCGCTATCGCCGACGTGCCAGGCCGGCGCGATGCCGTTGCCGCAGATGGCATCGGCCTGCAGCTTGTTGGCCGCCACTTGCTCCGGCCGAAGGTCGACACCGATATATTCGCGGCCGAGCTTGGCGGCGACGATGCCGCGCACGCTGCCGCCGGCAAACGGGTCCAGCACGATGCCGCCGGGCGGCGAAAACCAGCGATACGCCAGCTCGCACAGCACCGGGTCGAAGATGGAGGTGCCGGATTGGGCGCCCG